ATGATCACAGATAAAGGTGATTATCTCGAATACTACGGCGGGCCTGTAAAGGCCTGCCCACTTGAGAAAATCGACCAGATGAACAGCGTTTCGTGGCTGCGGCACGAATACCCTGATTATCTGTTTTGGCATACGGTTAACGAGGGGAGCAAGCACAAAGCGAGCGCGGTTATCGATCACCAAATGGGGTTGCTGAAGGGAGTTAGCGACATTCTGATCCTGATTGGGTTCGGCGGCAAATACCCGTTCGCGGCCATCGAGCTAAAGCGCCAGGGCAAGGCGCAGGCGTCACCAGTGAGCAAGGAGCAAAGGGAATTCCTTGCTGCCGTTCGCCGTCGCGGTGGCTTCGCTGCCGTTGCTTATGGGTTCGAGCAATTCAAGATCGCTTTCTGCGATGCCATCAAATAGCACTTTTTGTTAAAAACGCCCGGCGAAGGCCGGGTATTATTACCCCATCGAAACGAAGAACGGAGAAACATCATGAAAAACTTCTTGTGGGTAATCGCATCAATCTGTTTTGGTATTGTGGCCACTGGCTTCGGCCTTTGGGTAATTACTCTTGCTGGTCATTTTAAGGGTTTCTAAATGAAAGATATCGCAGACAAAGACACTCGTGACGCATTCATCACGTTTGAGCAACTGGAGCGCGAAACGTTTATTGGCAACGCCCTTGCTACTGGCGGACACTATCAGGCTGTCAGGCCCGACAAGTTTTACCAGGTAACAGGAAACCGATACGCTGTGAGCAAAACGCCTGATATCGTGCGCGATAAGTGGGCGACCGATCGCAGCCTGATCGCATACATGGAAGAGCGCTATGGCCCTTACGATCTTGACGCAGCGGCAGACCAAAGCAACGCAGTTTGTGCGAAGTTTTACGACGAAAAAACGGATTGCCTTAAACGCTGGTGGGGAAAAAACAAGCACGTTTGGCTGAATCCGCCCTACTCGTTTCCAGATCCGTTTATTCTCAAGGCCATTGAGCAAATGGAGCACGACAACCAGATCGACATTCTGCTACCCGGCGACAATTCTACTGCCTGGTTCCGTGACGCGCAGAAAATGGCAGCCGAAATTATCTGGATTGTTGCCGATGTTGAAGAGGATGATGACGGGAACCAGTTAAGCCGATCCGGTCGCCTCGCTTTTATCAACGGATTAAGCGGGAAGCCAGTCGACAACAACAATAAAGGAAGTGTTATTTTCATCATGCGCAAGCTCAAGCCGGGAGAGGAGCAAAAGACGCTTTACATTCCGGTAAGCGAGATTTGCCCGTCATTAGCTAAAAAGCGTATGCGCAAACGTGGGATCTGAAAAATGGAACAGATAGAATCTTTCACCGAGTATCTTCGGATCGTGGTTGAATTGCTGGACAAATACGGCTTCATTGGGACGGATGAGGAAAAGTTAGCCTTTGCTGACACCATCGACGGAACCTACATGGAGTTCATGGACAACGGAACCCCGGTCGCTGACTGGCCAGAAATTCTTGAACGAGAATTGATTGAGTTTAAATCGCATGAAGGCGCGGAGTATTTCGCAAAACAGCACTAATTGCTAAACAATACCCGCCGCGTGCGGGTATTATTACACCATCAACCAATCAGGAGCAAGCGCCATGAAAACCAAAACCATTGCAGACACCATCAAGATCGTACCAGTAAAAGCGCAAGTAGTATCGCGCCACCTGGTTAACATTTCTCGCCTGTGCATGGCCGACTACATGGCGAACCCTTCAGATAATGGCCTTGATGGTGTGGTCGGTGAGATTTATTTTCGTGCAGGGTACGGCCTGGAAAGTGTGGCCATGTATGAGCAAATGGCCGAAGGTTTTTGCATTTACGGTGACGAATGATGATTGTCGAGACTGGTCGCGCTGCCGTATGGCGGCACGCAAAAGAAGCTGGAATAAGTGATGATATCGTGAAGATCGCAAAGTATTTCGATATCAAAGATATATCAATTATTTTTGGTGGGAAGCTCACCTATCTACACGAGCGCCCGGTGAAGCGCACGCGAATAGCAGTGGCAACGCGAGCGGAGGCAGACGCGCTGAAGATGTTCATCCACGAGTCTAAGCAGCAGAAGAAATATTACAAGTAGCGGGGACGTGAAGAATGCGATATATTGCGATCTTATTTACGGCGATCCTGTTTACGATCGCAATCATTAACTATGCAATTCAATTGGGATAAATTATGTCACCTAAAATCACAGACGAAGAATTTTTAGCCGCCCGCGAGGAGGGGAAAACCTACCGCGAGATCGCGGAAGAGTTCGGAATGAACATTCGAAGCGTTGAACGTCGCGGCGTTCGCTTGGCGCGACAAGGACACCTACACGGAAACGCCCACGTTGCGAAGCATATCCCTGACGGCTTCGGCGTCAAAGGCACGTCGACGATGATTCGCGCGGACGGCTCCGAGGTCGTTCGGTGGGTTAAGTCGGAAGTAGACCGCGATCGCATGGTCGCACTTATGGAGGCGGCGCAGGCAGCTTTCTGCGAAGACCTTCCGCGAGCCGAACCGCAACCGCTGGATGAATCGAAGTTCTACATTGAAGATCAGCTTGCCCTGTACCCGATCTTCGACTTGCATATCGGGGCGATGGCGCACAAGCACGAATGCGGCGAGAACTATGACACCAGCACGGCTGAGAAGGTTCTAAACCGCTTCTTTGATTATTCCGTGTCGGTGGCTCCGCAATCCCAAAAAGCTGTTTTGCTGGTCGGTGGCGACTTCCTTCACAGCGACGGCCTGGACGCAGTAACCCCGGCAAGTGGTCACGTTCTCGATCAGGACAGCCGATACGCAAAACTTGTTTATGTTGCCATCCGCTCGCTGCGTCGCGCCGTGTCGCTACTGCTTAACAATCACGCAGAAGTTGAAGTGCAGGTGATTGAAGGCAACCACGACCAGGCTGGGATGATTTGGCTACGCGCAGCGCTGGCGGCGTTCTATGAGAATGAGCCTCGCGTTTTCGTTGATGTTAGTCCGGCGATCCTGCATCGCACCTTGTGGGGCAAAACCATGCTGGGCTATACGCATGGCCACACGATGAAAAAGCCGGAAACTCGCCTTGCCGCTATGGCTACCGACTTCCGTAAGGAGTTCGGCCAGTGCGACTACATTTACACGCATTCCGGCCACTGGCATCACCAGACTGTAACGGAACACTCGTTAGGAATTGACGAAGTGCATGGCCAGTTAGGCGCAAAAGATGCCTACGCCGCACGCGGAGGATGGCGTTCATACCGCCAGGCTGCGGTGATTCTGTACAGCAAAGAATATGGCGAAGTAGGCCGCTTTATCTACCGTCCGAACATGTAACCACAACGGCCCCGCGAGGGGCCAACAAGGAAAACCGATGAATAGAAATATCTGTATTTTCGATCTCGATGGCACGCTTTCCGACGGAACCCACCGCTTGCACCTGCTGCCGAAAAAAGATCTCCACCTTACAGAAAGTTGGAGCGAATTTAATGGCGCGTCAATTGGAGACAGCCCAATCCAAAGCACTATTGACGTGGCGAATGCGCTTTATCGATCCGGAATGACCGTTATCATCCTGACTGGCCGATCCGATGAGGTGAAGACCGAAACAATGATTTGGCTTGACCGCTACGGGGTGAAATATGACAGCCTAATCATGCGCCGCGCCAGCGATAACCGTAAAGACACGGTAATCAAGGAGGAGGAGTTACGCAAAATCGGACTTGATCGCATTGTTGCGGCATGGGATGATTCACCCAATGTTATTGCGCACTTGCGCGGCCTGGGTATTACGACTTACCAGGTCTGCGACTACGGCGAAAATCTTCACGAGCACTTGAAATCTCACGGAGTAGACAAATGAAAAATGTAATTATCCTCAATGGAGCGCCTGGCATCGGAAAGGACACTATCGCGGAAATCATCTCGCGGAAGTGGGAATACAAGAACCTTAGCTTCAAACAGCCGATGTTTGCCATTGCTCGTGCTGTGCTGGGATCGGCTGATTTTGCACGCTTTACTGCCAGATACCACGATCGCAAGCACAAAGAAGTGAAATGCGATTTTTTGGGCGACCGTTCTCCGCGTGAATTCATGATTCACATTAGCGAAAATTTCGTCAAGCCGACCCTTGGCAAAAATCAGTTCGGCAAGTTGCTTTGCGATTCAGCGCTAACTTCGCCGTTTAACTGCATCGTCAGCGACGGCGGTTTTGATGAGGAGGTCGAGCACGTCGCAGCGCATGAGGCGCTTAACGTGTTTGTCGTCCGCCTTCATCGTGACGGCATGACCTTTGAGGGTGATAGCCGAAAGCATATTCGACGCCCGGATCTTATTTGCGACACTTACCATGAACTCGATTTTGATATGACCACTGGCGAGCCGGAAGACGACGCGCAAAAAATCCTTGATATGGTGTCAGATGTTGCATTAAAATTATAAAGTTAATGCCTTTATTATCATCACCTTAACTATTGGGAACCTTGATGGGTTCCCTTTTTTTGTTCTTAATTTGGCCTAATGCATATATCATCACCTTACCATTTAACTAACAGAGGTTGCATATCATGCGAGAATTCATCAACGCGGCAACCAATAGCAGCGGTGGCGTTGCCCTCGCGGGATCTGCAACCGGGCAATTAATCATTGCTGCTATTGGCTTATTTTTCATGATTCTATTCGGCTCCTTCGGCGCGTGGTTGCGCTGGCGAGATTCAAAGGCGCTTCGTGAAGCGCTGGAAGCCGGGGATATCAAAACGGCGGTGAAGATCAGGAGTAAATAACATGGGGATTAAAACGCGGGTTACATTCGCGGCGGCGGGGTCGATCGCGGTCGCGTTCCTCCCCAAAGTGGAGGACACGAAATACAAGGTTTATACGGATATCGCTGGCGTTCCAACTGTATGCGAAGGCATCACAGGCCCGGACGTTATCAAGGGGAAAACCTATACCCGGTCAGAGTGCGACGCGCTTTTAACCAAGCATATCCAGGTGGCGAAGAGAACCGTTGACAGCAAAATCAAAGTCGATGTTCCGAACACCTTCAGGGCGTCGATGTACAGCTTTACGTTCAACGCTGGCGGCGGCGCATATTCTGGCAGCACCATGCTGAAATTAACGAACCAGGGCCGATTGCGCGAGGCGTGCGAGCAGCTATATCGCTGGACGTACTACCGCAACCCGAAAACGGGAAAGATGGAGAAGTCAAAAGGCTTGTATAATCGCAGGGTTCAGGAATATCAACTATGCATTAAGGATCTGAAATGAGCACATTAAATTTTCAACGAGCGCTGGCCATCGGCTTTATCGTGTGGGCGGCTGCCGTCGTTTCCGGTTGCGCGTCAAGCGTCCCAATCCTTTCCGATCTGGTTGGTAGCAAGCCGGATATGACGGCGCAAGTCGGCGCGGAGAACGTGAAACAGGCGGTTGGCGTGACGAACAAAACGGACACCTCAAGCAAGCAGGAGACCACGTTCAAAGAGTCGGCGGTAGGGAAGGTTGACACGTCGAACAAAAAATCCGTAACGACCTCCAGCATTCACGCCAACCAGATCACGGCGGACAAGATCGAGATCCGAAACGATGAAAGCGGAAGCCTGATTCCGTGGCTGATTGGTGGTGTTGGGGTGGTAATGCTGGCGATCGGTGCGTTCGGTCTTTGGCGGGAACGAAAAAACAAAGGGGCGTAATGCCCCTTTTTCTATATGTACCGCTTGACGTGCAATAGCGCTACTCCGTCCTCATCGTTAAGACCATGTTCAACCGTGTTGGTTGCTGCCATTCCTTGATAGAGCAAGATGAGCGCGGCACGCAAGTAATTTTCTGGTGTGATCTGTTTCACGCAAACAAGCCTGTGAACCTCCGTTATCAGATCTTCCACCTGGTTTCCCGAAAAGCTGTTCATCACTGAGTTGGTCAAGGTGCATCATCTCCCACATATATCGGTTATCCATCCCTTCGAACGACCGGAAATCAAAACCTATCTCCCTGTTATCCGGCCCCGTACACCACACAGCGCCGTTTTTTCCGTCAAGGTATCCATTCGTATAGCTTCGCGCTAAAAACTCCTTAGACACCATTGAGGCGAACATACGTTGCGACACGTTGGCAGCTTTTGCCAGGCGAGGCGCTTCGCGGTGCATATAGACGAACTTCGCAAAATCCTGCCGGGTGAATTCCCGGCGAGATTCGCAGAACTTGTAAATGTCAAGAATGAACATCAATTACCTCATGAACGACGGGTTGATAAAGACTTCGGAATCCATCACGCAGATAAAGCCTAATTCCTCCATCTTCGGCAATAAGCGTTCCTTAATCTTTTTGCTCACCCCGGCCTGGCCTTTGAAGATCTTCAGGTTGCGGCAGGCGTTATAAATGCCCTGGACGGTCATAACACCTTTTGCCTGTTTGCAACGACTGGCGATAACGTCATACAGCGCTTTAATTTCCGCGCCCTCACCAGCAAAGCCTGAAGAGTCAGCCGACGACAAATACGTTTTGCTCAATTCATCAACCAGTCAACGCTTGGGCGCTATCGTCACGATCCCAACTATGCTCCCGTCATGGAGTTCATCGACTCCGTGATCTATGAGCAGAAATTTCAGCTTGCTGCCGTCGGCATGATTAACGCTTCTTTCGTCGGTAAAGAGATGGGGATCGATAAGCCGCCAGTGCTGAACATCGACGCTATCGCCGGGGATAAGAACGAGATCACCGAAGAGAAGTTAGAGAAGGCAGTGACCAATATTCTTGACAAGCTGTAAGGGTCATATATGAACGAAATGATCATTTGGGAAGACCTGTCGCCAGCCGATAAGCTGGCAATTAAGGCACTGAGTACGCGAAACTTTTCGCTATTCCTGAAAATCTGGTTCCAGATCATTCAGGGCGAAAAGCTAATGTGGAACTGGCATCACTCCTACTTTTGCCGAACATCAATAATCCCTGCAACAACTAACAGCATGACGGCAAAGATAAAACCACCAGGCCCGGACATACACAAAATAGTTAACATCATCAAGATAATAAATTTCATTTCCGTTTAACTCCGTTGCGTTTCGATGGGGTAATGCTACCCGACTTTCGCCGGGTAGTTTTAGCAATTCGTGCTATTCTCGATAATTAGCCTGGAACACGGCGCGGGCAAAACCTCGCGGAGTAATGGAGCGCAGCATTTTAGTCCTTTCTGACCTTCCGCCCAAAAACTTCCAGGCCCAAAATAAATTCACACCTTCTACTCCATCCGGCGGCGGGAGCCGTTTCGGTTCGACAAAACCGTTTCCGTGCCATATACACGTTTTCTTCGTGTAATTGTCACAGTGGGGCATTTTGGGATGCCACACAGGTTCATTCGGAGAAACATAGCCGCCGAAGTCTCGCGGGTGAAAATAGAAGTCAGGCTTGCGCCATAGTGTCGACAATTTTCCAACCGGGTTTTCGACCATCCATGGGCAACCATACTCGTTGCCCAGGCGTTCGACCATCTTCGCATCATCTGCGGCTGATAGAACGTCATTATCTTGCCTTACGTGCTTGATTCCGCTATGCGCTAACAGCGTGCATGACGGGAAAGCGAAAATGAAGTCGGGATCTGGAATGCCGAGAATCGATCGCTTCACGTCAAAATCCTTGTCAATCCAAATGTTAACATACTGGATATTGGGGTGAACCATTCGAATGCTATATTCTCCGTGGTCGCCGGAGTCTGCATTGAAACAGTACACCTTGCATCCCTTGATAGCCCACGGCAGGCCCATGATGCCGGAGCCGTCGAACATGCAGTAAATAACCTTGTCTGTCATGCCGTCCACCATTTTTCAATAAACATGCAGTAAAGGTTGATTGTTGCAGTTACGCTATCAATCTGAGCGCGTTTTAACACGCCGCCAGGAACAGTACCAACAACATAACCGCCATTGACAGCCTTCGTGATCGTGATCTGCGAATAGCCGCATTCCCGATTCAGGCGCATAACTACAGAGCCGTTCTTCTCCAGCGCAGCAAGAATAAGGTTTGTTTTTGGTTTGTTCATTGTGTAGCTCCTTCGCTTGTTGGTGTGGGGATAGTATGCCACTATCCCGCGATGTTGTTTTAGCAAAACGTGCTATGCCGGAACGCAGGTCGCGTAATCCTGGCTGATGTAGATCGTGCGCTGAACGCGAGGTTCTTTTTCGCCGAGTTCCTGGATGGTAACATCGTTGCTTCCTACCCGGCACGGAACCGATCCGAAGATAAACTCGCCAGTCTGCTTGTCGTTGATTTGCCATACATTACCGCCCTCCTTTTTGACAACCAGGAAAGGCGCGCTTTCTGCGCTGAACTCTTCCGGGCCACGACCGTAGTAATGCGTGATCGCAGCTTTAGCCGCAGCGCTGAAGGCATCGGTAACGTCATTGGTCGCCTTGTCGCGGATGGCCTTGATACGCTCTTCAGGCGATCCGATGATGTAGGAAAAGCTGTTCGAAATGGTAACTGTTCGCATTATATTTTAACCTCGTTTTGGTGGATGAAGTCGGCGACGTAATGGCATTCGATCGGGTTCTCGATACCCGCCAGCACCTCACATCGCCCGTTATTCAGTAGCTGGCAATGCTGGCACTCCGCGCCGCCAACACTGGCAATGACAATGGCGATCCCGTTGCATGAACCGCCGAACATTCGATGAGGGAAGTGGTAAGCATCGCAGGTGCAAACCACCTCCCCGGCTCGCCGTTTCCTCATACCCTCCCCTTCTCGATGCAGAAAACCCAATCACGAGCGTCAACCGCAAAGCGTGCAACGCCGTCGAGCACCACGAAGACAGTAAACCCGTTGACGCCGCGCCCCTTCTCGATATCGGTTACGGTACGGAACAGATCGCTTGCGCCATATTGAATTTTATCCCCGACGACTACATCCGCAAATGCTTTCATGGTTAATCTCCTGACTGGTTTCGATGGGTTAACTATACCAGGCCTCGCGGCCCGGCGTTTAGCAATTCGTGCTTATTTCACTGCTTTCTTCGCTGCCTTGTACGCCTCTTTGAAGGCCGGAACATCTTCGACCGGAATCCAGAAGCCGGAGCCATAGCCATCGTCATAGCAAGGGCATTGGTCGCAGTAGTCGCCCCATGCTTTCTCTTCGCCGCCGACAGAGAAGCCAGTGGCCATTTTGCATAACGCTTCCTCAACCGCTTCGATCTTGTCGGCGTCGCTATCCATGATAACGAAGTTCCACTTGCCGTTATACTCGCTGCCCAGGTTGATTGATTCGCGTTGAAGTTTCATAGCTTTAGCTCCTTTGGCTCAATTCGTTTCGTTGAAGTCATCATAGCAAAGTCGATCGGGTGGCTTTTGACAAAAAATGCTATTCCTGCGATTGCTGATTATTCCACCGATTCGGAATAGTGGAATAGATGGTGATTGCACTTGATTCCCTGGTGATTAGTTTTGACGAATCATGATTGCTTTTGATTGTTTCATTTTGCGCAATGACTTGTGGGAGTGTTTCAGGATTTGCAACGAATTGCATAAATGTATGCACCATGCACGCAATTTGCCGATCGAAGCTGGCAGAGATGGAGTTGTGTTTCGCCAACATTTACGTCGTGTGGGAAGTTGGGGAAGATTGAACCTTACCTAAAAATTGCGCAAAAAGTGACCAATATAAGCCCATATATAGATAGTAAGTATATGATAAATAATAATATTATTATTATTACTCTTTATCTTTATATATGTTTGGTAGGATTTCTCCGGGGAGGTTATGGATTCTCCTTGCGCAAGCCATAATTTTTTAGATGTTCCGCCGCGAAAAATGTATATAGGTATATATAGGGGATGACAGCAAATCTTACCAAACACGCCGAAACCCTTTGACGGCAAGGCCTGCGGCCTGTATTATCATCTTCCGAAACATTACAAAACGCCGTAAGTGTGGGGGAAACACAAATGCAATACAAAGGCTATGAGTTCGAAGAAGTCGACGTGTCCGAGTGGATGAAGTACGACGCAGAAAAGCAAGCCGCTTACCATGAATGGCTGCAATCCATCACGTTTGGTGACGCCACCAGGCCAGCCGGGCGGAGCCAGGAAGCCGCGAAGACGGAAGGCACATTCACTGGCAACCGCTCTTCCGAGATCCGGCGCATGTTCCTGGATGGCGGGCGGCGTATCCAGATGACAGCGGAGGAGTTCACGGAGAAGTTCGGCGTTCATCCGGTCGACAACCATTTCCGCAGGCCGTTGTTGAAACTCCTGGAGCCGGGCGAGGTGTTGCGGGTGAGCCTGGGGGCGGGGTTAATCTCCGTCTTTACCGAGTTCGACGCAATGACTGGCTCAAACCTGGAGGCCGAGGCATACAGGCGGCAGGGCGCTATCTCTGAGCGGGAAAGAATACTTGCCATCATTGACGAAGTAATGCCTGAAGGCATCATGCTAAAAGGCTATAAGCTGGCACTAATCGCCAAAATCACAGGAGAATAACCATGAAATTACATCCAGACCAAAACGACCCGGCGGCACCTATGCGCCTGGGCGACACGCTAATCGACGAACAGGAGGTTATCGACGCCATCGCCACTGCATCGGACGACGAAAATCCAACCGCCCTGGAGTGCGTTACAGCCGACTTGCTGTTAATGTCATTTCTGCCGGGATCTGAGTCGTATATCCAGCACATCACCGAGGCGGGCCAGGCAGTGACGAAACCGGAATTCATCGGCGCGTCGAACGTCCTGGCCATGATGGCCGATGAGTCGGACAACATCATTAGCCTCGACTACCCGCAATAGCACTTTTTGCAAAAACCCGGTCAGGGAGATCGGGTATTATCTCTTCATCGACAACGAATGAGGAAAACGAAATGATTACTCTGATAACCTGGGAGCACGAAAGCAGCAAGCCAGTGGTGCGCGAATTCGAGACCGTAGCGGCATGTTACAACCTTGCGGCAAACGGTGGCTTTTACAAGGCGCAGATCGTTAACGAGTTCGGGGTTGTTGATTATGAATTTTAAGGCGAGCGATGTAAAACATGGCGCGGTCTACGGATCGCGCCTCAACAACCGCCTTTGGCGCTGGGACGGCGAAACTATGTGGACTAAAGGCGAGGGCGATGTTATTTGGCATGAATGCGGCTGGCCTCACCCCACAATGAGCCGCCTTGATATCGCTTATTATCTTTCGGTTGGCGATATGCACGAGGTGGAAAGATAGCAATTTTTGCTAAAACGCCGATGGCGAGATCCTGTATTATTTACCCATCGACAACGAACTGAGGTGATGAAGATGGATAAGGTTATCAAGATGAGCGAAGTCAAGCCTGGCATGATGGTTAAGTTTGCTGGCAAATTTCGCCTTGTTCTCGCAGCAGATCGCAAGGGGAGCATTCTTACCATTCGCGTTAATGGAAAGGCCCAACTCTTCGCACCGCAGTCAGACATTGAAGTTGAAGTTCGAATCAAGTAAGCGATCGGGGTGGCGATGCCTCCCCATCATCAACACGGCTCAAGCCAGGAGGAATGGCCATGCCTCGTTTTTCAGCAACAACAAAACTTCGCACCTTCGCCGGGATGCCGATCCCACACTCATCAACCAAAGCCGTCCAGGGCAGCGAGCACGGCGTATACTTCCACTGGTGCGGCAAGTGGCGCTTCACCGTCATTCGCGGCTTTTACGTGACCTGCGATCGCGTTGACATTGACGACCATTCCGGCGGAAACCAGGTTCATGAGTTCAAGAGGCACGAATAGCACTTTTTGCTAAAACCCGATCGGGGTAATGCGGTATTATTACCCCATCGAAACAGAGGAGCATAAACATGATCGGCAACCACAACAACCCACTCAATGCAGCATTTCACCGTCGCGCGGTTGAGCAACACTTCCACGCGCTGAAGGTGGTGTGCAACGAGATGAATCTTATGCTTGACCTGCCGTCATGGGATCTGCAACTCGAAGACTACTATGACGGCCTACGCGTCAAGCGTGACGATATCATCAACCGCCTGCGCCTGGCTGGAATGTTTCTGTAAGGAGAACGCAATGATTCGCGAAATTAAGTCTGGAAAGCAAGTAGTGGCCACCATCACGCAGCGCCACGTTGTAGCCTTCCAATTTAACATCCCCGGCACCAACGATATGCAGTCGCTTGATGTGCCAGTTTGGGCAAACACAATCGCCGTTGATGCCGACGGCTCGATTTGGGCCTATGAGTCGACCGCTGAAGATGTTTGCATCCCGGACTACTCGCGCAAAGCATGGGTGGATTGCGGGCCTTCAGAAAACAAGATGCGGTCAGTCGGGGATATGGATTGCTTCCCTGATTGGGCAAAATCGAAGATTGACCTTCGCGGCCTGAAATAGCACGAATAGCTAAACGCCCGGTCAGAGGATCGGGCATAATGGCCACACACCAAACAACGGAGATTCACCATGAAGCAGATCGTCAAAAACGCGGTTGTCGCCATCGTCGGAACCAACTTCGAAGGCAAGAAAAGCCGCATTCACCTTTTGCACGTTGGCAATGATGGCAAAATTCGCGGAGCTTTCCATTACGGCGAGCGCGGGGAGCGCCTTCACAGCGACCTGCATTCCGTCCGCCAGCTAACCACTTTCAACGAATGGCGAACCCATCGGGAATGGCTGCCGGAATATCATTACGAGGGGTTGATTGTCGAATCATTCGTTGCCGACCCGACGAAACTTACCGCCCGCGATTATAAGCGCATGGCACGCAAGGCGCACAAACTAATGAAGCGCACGCCAGAAGATCACGTTTGGCATGTTTTCGCAAATCAGCTTTGAGGTAGTTGGATGATACGTTTATCAGACTTCGATCGCCACTGCTTAACCGGGCAGTTTGGCGAAAAGCCAGTAATGTGCAAGATCTCGAAGGTAAAAGGCGACCCCATCGAGCAGGTCAGCACGCTTAGAGTCCTGGCTATGCGCAACCGACTTTACATCCAGGCGCGCGGCGGACTGTTCGCAAAGCAGGTTCATTTTGCGTATGGAGCGGGGTTCTACACTGGTGGCGACGGGGTTAACCCATCGCCGAAAAGGGTTAGGCTGCGCGAGATAATCGAACACGGCTACGTTTGGACTAACGGGATCTACTAATGGAAACGGTTAAAGTAATTTGCACGCACGTCGGCTATTCGCCGCTATCCACCTATTTCACACCTGGCCGCGAGTATGACGCCAGGTTCGGCCCCGGCCTTGATGAAGTGTGGATTTTGCAGGACGACCAGGGAACCACGGAGGACGAAGAATTCTGGCCCGCCTGCCGTATGCCGGACGAAAAGATCGCCATGTACGCCAATAGGCCATACGAAAACAACGTTCTATTTGAGGTGAAAGTATGAAAGTAAGCAAAAAGAAACTCGCGCTGTATTGGGCCTTCTTCCTGGCTGGCCTGGCCCTGCATGACAGCGTGGGCTGGCAGACGATCGGAATGCTGTGCATGATTATTGGCGTATGCCGCCTGTCGGAGATTAACGGCTTCCGCCGGGGATATCGGGCAGCGTTCAGCGGTGAAAAAGAATAGCACTTTTTGTTAAAACTGCCGTAACGTCATTTGATAAAGTGGCGTTACTGAAGTGAAACAATCCAATCAGGAGCAACGCAATGAACGATAATTTAATCGCACTGCTGGAAGAACTGAACTCATACGGCTGCGCATACATCGAGCTTTCGAGCGAGCAGGTTATCGAAGTCGCAATCGACGATGACGCCGGGTTCACCAGGTTAAGAGTGGCGGCAGGGGCTGAAGAGGAATTCGAAGACTGCGGCATCCGTGAAGTAACCAATCTTCTCGAATCCCACCAGGTGAAGGAGATCCGCTAATGAAAACCGTCAAGCTAATGGTTGTCAACGCAACCCGCGAGCGTGAACGCCACCTCATCGGCTGCGTATTCGATGCTGTCGAGGTTCGCGAACCACTCGGAACGGCTCACGTAATCCAGGGCGGATACCTTAACGAATTCATCGTCAACCCGCTGGATATTGACGAAGATTTGACCATCCGTGTTGGCGGCGAGCCGGAAGACGTGCTTTTTCACCTGCGGAAAGTATCGAAGGCATCAAAGCGCAAGTTGCTGGTTCGCGCACTAAAGCGCGTTGCGAAGGAGCGCGGTTACACCGATGCTTACATCCGCAAGTTCGGCACGTTCGCTGGCGTCGGAGATTGGGCGCGATCCTGGGCCGACTTCTACTTCGATAAATCCGGCGAATTCTGTTCCGTGCATACGGACTGGCTACATGGCACAGAACACGATCCCGTAAACGGCCACGAGTGGTACGAATTCATTGAGGCGGAATTAGACGCCCTTTGATAGCACGAATTGCTAAAACGAACGTTCGGGGATGGTGCATACTATCCCCACACTAACAAGCGATGGAGCTTAACCATGAACACCACACAAATCATACACCTGATCCCGTCCGACAACTTCGCCAAAGACGACGACCCGCTGTTAACCGCCGTTATTCGCGCCGGGATCGATTGGGCGCTGAGTGATGCCTCGTGCGAATCATTTATGCGCGAACCATTCTCACGAATCGCGGAGCTTGAAAAACAGGTTGCTTTCCTGACTGGTGAGCTTCAGGCGGCGCACGCCAGGATCGAGAAGGTTCGGGAAATCATGCGCACCGAACCTGGCTATGACGTTGAAGATCACGCGCGAGTTTTGCGCATGATGGCCGACGCTTTCGCAAAGCTCCAGCAATAGCACGAACCACAAACACTAACCGGGGTTGCTGCATGGCCACCCCACCAAAGATAAGGAAAAACATCATGATTTACGCAATTATTGCCCTGGCGGTTCTTGTTCTGGCCCTGTATACGTGCGGCTGTTTCCTCATGCGGGCCTTCCTGAAATCTGCTGATTCCAATGACAAAGACGATCTTTATCCTGTGTTGTGCTGGCCCTGGATTACACTTTCCGCCGTTGGCAGCGTGATCATTTCCCGCAATTTTAAGTGGTGAGATGGCGCTTGGGTGCCAAAATGGATAGCCAGCAAAATAGCACGAATTGCTAAAACCGATCAGGGGTATACTGGTATAGTTACCCCATCGAAACGAAACGGAGTTACAGCAATGAAAATCAAAATTACCAAAATCGACACTCTTAACGGTGAAGGCTCAATCACCCTGGAGGAATGCGGCCTCAAAATCGGAGACGTTCTTGATGTTGATGGCCACTTCAATGACGGCTCCTACTGTGTGATCGCTCCGCGCAATAGCGAATTTATCCAGGCTGGTGACAATATCAGCGTAAGCGCAGACGAATGCGAGGTTGTGGAAGAATGAGCAACAAAATTTGGGTACTAACTTACACCATTGGAACCAACGAGGGGCGCAAATCGCGCCGCCTCATCTGCGACACCAAAGAGCGGGCGATTAGGCAGCAAACCGTTCTTGGTGGCGAACTTGTCGAGTATCTCCGCAAGCCTGAGGCGTTCAAGGTGAACTGGCCGGAAGGAATGGATATCAACGGCGCTTTAGCGAGCCTGCGTGAATTGCAGAACAACCCGAAGACGTGGAGCGACTTTCAATGCCTGCGGGCGGAGCCGGAAGTGAAGGCCGACCCGTTCACCAATATTCGGGCGCAGCACGCGGAATGGTCGGATCGCCAGTTCGGTAACGTTGGGCCAGTCGGGCCGCTCAAGCACCTGGCGAAAGAGGCGATCGAGGCCGCCGAAGCGCCGGATGACATTAGCGAGTTCGCCGATATCCTCATGTTGGTATGGGATGCAACGCGCCGCGCCGGATTCAGCGATGAGCAGTTGGCTGAAGCGGTGGCGGAAAAGCTGGAACGGAACAAGCGCCGGGCGTGGGGCGAGGTCAAAGATGGCGAACCTTGCCACCACGTAAAAAATTAACGAAATCGAATACCGTTTAAAGCGCCTGTAAGCCATTCTGGCGGGCGCAAATTTAAGGAGTGCGATTGTATGCCTGAATACTCAAAAGTCGAAGATATGCCGATTGGCGCAACCATTACGGGAATTTGCATGAGCGAGTCGGTCGACGCCATCAAGCCACTGGCGTTCCCGGTTACGCAGGTGGAGACGGACAGCAGAAAAGGGTTCATCTTCATCTACAAAAATTTCAATAGTCCGCTGCGTGTTGAAGTGTTCATTGCTCGCGGAACATGGGTAGAATGGGAGAAGGCCAAATGTTCGGACTGAATGAAGCGCAGTACAACGCCGTGAAGCGCATAGCAAAGCAGATGGCCGCAGAAACAAAAGACGCCATCAAGAAGGACAAGAAGACCTACGATCAGGTCGCCGCGAAGATGATCGATAAACATTGGGCGCAAATCAACACGCTGGTTACTCGCGGCCAGTTTATCTGGATAGCTGGCTACCTGGAAGGCCGATTCGGTCGCAGGGATGGCGAGTATGAATAAAAAACAGCCAAACGATTCAGCGACCTATTGACGCGCTCGCGCTGACCGGGTAACTTGAACCACGTAGACACAAGAGGCGGTAAACATCCGCAAGTCTAGCCCCGCTTTGGGGCATTTACAAGGTGGTTATGATGCAATATAAGATCATGCTCACGGCAAGAAAAATGGGCGGCTTTTGCAAGTCCTGCATTCAAGAGTTTAGCATGACGATTGAAGCGAACGACACCGCCGACGCGGTGGAGAAAGCAAAAAAGCAATCCGGCGTCAATCTGGATACGCATAAAATAAACATCAACTACATAAGGGAAGTCAATCAATGTTAACTCTGATTATTGCTTTTTTAATGCTGTTCATAGGCTATCACGTTGGCGCGGCTCATCTTGTCGAGCGCCTTTCAAAGCGGGTACATGAAGGCACTTTTGCTGCCATGTTCTACAACAAGAAAACAGCACGTTGGGAAAAAGTTGGCGACCCGGAAGGTGTCGCAAAACGAATAGCCTTTTCGCCGCTTCCGTATGTTGACTGCGAGCCTTTCGTGAAACTCCAGAAGACGCTGAATCGGCGAAACAAACTGATATGACAAAAGAACCCGCTTCGGCGGGTTTTTTTATGCCCGCGATCTGATATACTCGCAAATCAACACAGAAGGAGGGTTACAAATGTCTGAAGAACGTAGAAAGCGCGTAACGAAATCGCACTTTGCAGGTAACTTCAAAGCGCTGTATGAAAAAGAATTCGGCGTTGTGCTGGGGCGCACGGCAGAGATGACGCCGGAACAATTTTTTGATATCGCAAAGCGTTACTTCCAGTGGGCAGAAGAGAACGCAATCAAGGCGGCGGAGACGGCGACGTTTCAGGGCGACGTTAACGAGTGGGGAGTGAACAAGCCGCGCATTTTCACGCTCACAGGGTTAAGCCTGTTTTGCGGCGTGAACCAGTCAACGCTTGGGCGCTATCGTCACGATCCCAACTATGCTCCCGTCATGGAGTTCATCGACTCCGTGATCTATGAGCAGAAATTTCAGCTTGCTGCCGTCGGCATGATTAACGCTTCTTTCGTCGGTAAAGAGATGGGGATCGATAAGCCGCCAGTGCTGAACATCGACGCTATCGCCGGGGATAAGAACGAGATCACCGAAGAGAAGTTAGAGAAGGCAGTGACCAATATTCTTGACAAGCTGTAAGGGTCATATATGAACGAAATGATCATTTGGGAAGACCTGTCGCCAGCCGATAAGCTGGCAATTAAGGCACTGAGTACGCGAAACTTTTCGCTATTCCTGAAAATCTGGTTCCAGATCATTCAGGGCGAAAAGCTAATGTGGAACTGGCATCACTCCTACTTTTGCCACACGGTTGATGAAATTATCGCCGGGAAGCGCAAGAGCACGATCGTTAACGTTGCGCCAGGCTCCACAAAGACGGAGGTGTTTTCAATCCACCTCGCGCCGTATGCGTATCTCAAGTGCCGGAAGGTTCGAAACCTTCAGATCTCGCAGGGTGACGCCCTGTCAAAAGGCAACTCGGATCGCGTGATTAAGATCTTCTCATCAAGCGAGTGGCAGGAGCTATGGCCATCAAAGTTCGGGCGCAAGCAGATCGATGAATTTCAGGTCATGGACGATAACGACCGCGTAAGGCTTGAAATGGTCTCCCGTTCGTCCGGCGGCCAAATCGTCGGTAAGCGTGGCGGGTACATGACGCCGGGATTCAGCGGCCTTATCGCGCTGGATGATATCGACAAACCCGATGACATGTTCTCGAAGGTGAAGCGTGAAAAAAACCACGTACTACTGAAGAACACCATTCGATCCCGTCGAGCGAAGAAGAAGAAGGGCGACGAAACGCCGATCCTGTCTGTACAGCAGAGATTGCACGCGCAGGATGCCACCTGGTTCATGATGAGCGGAGGGATGGCCATCGACTTCGATCGCATTGTTATTCCGGCGATGGTTACGCGGGAATATGGCGAATCACTCCCTGACTGGTTGCGACCTGAGTTCGAGCGCGACGTGCTTTCCGGCCCGTCGGTGGTCATTGACGGCGTGGAATACTGGTCATTTTGGGAGGAGAACGAATCGATCGAGAACCTGGTTGCGCTACGCGAAGCCGATCTTTATACGTTCCTTTCGCAGTATCAGCAGGAGCCGATCGCCCTTGGTGGTAACGTGTTCAAGTCGGAGTGGTGGCGCTATTACGGCGATTCCGACAAGGCGCACGAGCCGCGCCCGGACAAGTTCGAATATACGTTCATCACGGCGGACACCGCGCAGAAGGTCAAGGAGCTAAACGACTACTCTGTAATGTGCTATTGGGGCAAGTACCGGGATCGCGTCTACTTCATTGACGGAATTCGCGGAAAATGGGAAGCGCCAGATCTCCGCGTTCAGGCCGAAGCATTCATCAAGCAGTGCTGGCGTCGAAACAAGGAGTGCGGAAACCTTCGCCGGATCTACATCGAAGACAAGGCGAGCGGTACGGGTCTAATCCAGGATTTAACGAAGGCGGTAAACGGCATGGGCGAGATCGTCCCGGTGCAGCGCGATAAAGATAAGGTCACTCGCGCTATGGATGCTCAACCAATCATCAAGGGTGGGCGTGTCGTGTTGCCGGACAATCACCCGTTCATTGCAGAGCTTGAGGCGGAGATGAGCGCGTTTACATATGACGATTCTCATCCACACGATGACATTTGCGACAACGTGTTTGACGCCGCAAACCTGGAAATGAACCTGAGCGATGATCCGGTGGAGCGAATGAAACGCCTTGCGGGATTGAAAAAGCTGGGTCGCTAATACATAATGTGGGCCTGACGGCCCACACTTAAACAAGGTTGAAATATGAATAACATTAAGATGGACGACTATAATCAAATCTTTAATGGTGGCGCTGGCTATGCGTCAACCCTCGCGTCTATCGCGGCAAGATTTGGAACAATGTCGCAGGTTGAAGAGTTCTATCATGAAAACGGCATGGCGAAGAAAATCGTTGACGTGATCCCTGAAGAGATGGTCGCTCCCGGCTTCCAGCTAAACGGAATTTCAGATAACACCAAGTTTCAATCGGAATGGGACGGGTTAAATCTGGAGCCGCAAATCACCGATGCTCTTTGCTGGGCGCGGCTGTATGGTGGCTCCTACGTCCTGGCGATGGTTAACGATGGTCGCGCGTTGACTTCGGCAGCGAAGCGGGGTAAGCCGCTCGAATCTATCGTTGTTTACGACCATGATTCCGTTTCCGTCGCAGAGGAGGAAACCAGCCCACGAAGCCCACGATTCGGAAAGCCTAAAATGTACGAGGTGAAGCCGCTAAACGGCGGGCAACCGTTCAAGGTGCATTATACCCGTATGCACTACATCGACGGCGAGCGAGTAACCAACAAGGTGCGCCAGCTAAATAATGGCGCTGGTGGTTCGGTGCTGAACAAGTCGCTCATTGAAGCAATTCTTGACTACGACTATTCGGAATATCTGGCAACGCAGCTACTGAAGCGCAAGCAGCAGGGCGTTTGGAAGGCGAAAGGCCTGGCGCTAATCTGCGACGACAAAGAAGGCGAGTACGCCGCCCGGTTGCGCATGGCGCAGGTTGACGCTAATTCCGGCGTCGGAAACACGATCGGCATTGATGCCACCGATGAAGAGTACACAGTTATCAACTCCGATATTACAGGCATCCCGGAATTCCTTTCGGCGAAGATGGATCGGATTGTCGCGCTGTCAGGCATTCATGAGATCGTGCTAAAAAACAAAAACACTGGTGGCGTAAGCGCAAGCCAGAACACGGCGCTACAGACGTTCTACAAACTGGTTGACCGCAAGCGCAATGACGATTACAAGCCGCTGTTAGAATTCCTGTTACAGTTCATCGTAACGGAGGAGGAATACAGCGTCGAGTTCGAACCGTTGTCGCTGCCCACCGATGCGGAGAAAGCGGATATCTTCCAGAAGAACGCCAACGCGGCTCGCGGCCTCGTTACTGACCAGGTTATTGACGCCAACGAAGCGCGTGATACTCTGTCGGCGTTGATTCCAGAACTGAAGCTAAAAGGCAACGCGCCGGAACAGAAAAAACTCCCCGATCGCGCCAATGGTTCAGGCAGCACGCAAAGCGCAGAGATCTTAAACAACACGGAGGCGGATGATGAAAGTTAACGGCAGAATCCCAAACTGGCGTTATCCTGAAGCAAGCGAGCGGGATTTATCCCGCTCCATGCAGGAAGCGGTGACAGAACTCGTGGTAGAGATGCGGGAACGCTTAGATCGTCTGAAATTTGACGCCACGGCGGAAGAAATCAGCCAGGCAGAAGACGATATCAGCGAATCTGCCATCGTGTTCTTTTCAGCCGTAATTGCGGCGCTCGCCTCCATCGGGTTGACTATCTATAGATTCAACTCGAAACAGTGGCTTGCAATTGCGATCGCGGCTGGCGGGCGGAATAACGAATCCGTCATGCGCCTTAAAGAATTTGGCGCTGGTGGGTATGAAGACTGGTATCAGGAAGCGCTGAGGAAGTGGGAAGATGCCGCCGAAGCGTCAATCAGGAAGCTAGCAAGCGATATCGTTTCTGACTGGACAACGAAAGTTAGAACCGCCAACAACATTGGCAAATCTCGCAAGCAGATCGATGAAATAATCGAAGGCCGATACGCCATTTATGGTAGTTGGTCTCGCAACCGGGCAAGCGGAATCATCGGAACTTTTAACAGTATGTTGATGATGCAGCGCCTGAAAGATGCTAAAGTATCGCATTATTTTTGGTTCGGGATGATGGACGACCGCGAGCGCGAGAGCCATATCAAGCTAGAAGGTAAGCGACGCCCTGTTAATGGTGACGGCATTTTCCCCGGTGAAGAATATCAATGCAGATGCTGGGCGTGCCCGGACTTCGAAAATATTGAGGGTTAGCATGGATTGGAATAATGTATTCACCTATGATGATGGATTACTTAGGTGGAGGGGTAAGCCTTCTAATAACGTTGAGGCTGGAGATGTTGCTGGATGTTTTGATAGTGATGGATACAGAGTTGTTACAATAAAGCCAAAGCAGTACAAGCAACATCGAATTGTATGGGAGATGCATAACGGGCCAATCCCCGAAGGAATGGAGATCGATCATGAAAATCACGTAAGAAGCGATAACAGAATCGAGAACCTGAGACTTGTGACAATAAAGCAGAATAAGCGCAATTACACAAGGCTAAGGAATAACACTTCCGGGGTAACTGGCGTCAGTTGGCACAAATCTTACGAAAAGTGGCAAGTGACAATTTACGACAATCACGGAAAGCGAGTGTACCTCGGAAGGTTTTCTGACTTTGACGAGGCGGTTAAGGTTCGCAGAGAAGCAGAAAAGTTATATAATTACCACCCTAATCACGGAGATAAAAAATGAAAAGAGTTCAAAGGTTCGACACGGTAAAGATGAAGGCCCGATTCGATGAGAACGGCTTTCTGGTTGATACTCCGATCGTGGCGCGTATCGGTGCGCAGACGTACCAGACGCCAACCGGGCCGCGAGTCGAGTTCCGCCCGCGTTCTGAGGTGTTTGATGCTGAATCGCTGGCTTCATACCAGGGCAAACCGATCACCTTGGGTCACAAGATGGTGAACGCGCAGAACGCAAAAGGACTGGTCGTTGGCTCGTGCTCCGGCGCTGGCAGGGAAGAAGGGATCGGTGTTCTTGTTCCGGTGATGATTTACGACGGCGAGTCGATCGAACAAGCCAAAAAGCGCGTAGCCGCTGAGTTATCCGTTGGCTATACTTCGGTGGATATCGATCGCAAAGGCTGGGGCAATAACGCCACTGGAGAATATTACTTCGATGAAGACCTCCCGGAAAACTTCGAAGAGATGAAAAATGATTCCGTCTCTGATTGGGTTCGCTTTGATGCAGTGCAGACGAAGATTCGCGTGAACCACGTAGCGCTCGTTTTCCGTGGGCGTGCCGGGATTGCGAAATTAAATCTTGATAGCGAACAAGAATTCCCCTATGATGACGACTCAAACCACAAAGGAGCTAAAACAATGATCATTAAAATTGACGGCGTAGATGTTGAAGTAGCAGATAACGTAGGCGCTTACATTGCAAAACTCGACGCGCAAGTTGCATCGGCAACCAGTCAGGTAACGAGCATCACCGCAGAGCGTGACGCACTTCAGGCCAAAGTTGATGGCATTGAAGATGAAGTCGCCGCCCGCGTTGCTAAAATCAAAGCCGACGAAGACGCAAAACAGAAAGTTATCGCGGTTGTTTCTGCTGCTGGCGTCAAGTGTGACGGCCTGGATGTTAAGGCAATGAAAGTTGCTTACATCAAAGAGGTTGACGGTCGTGATCTGTCTGACAAAGAAGATTCGTACATCGACGCTTCTTTTGACTTTATCGCCAACTCTGATAAGATGGCTGGCAACCGCTCGAAAGTCTTTGGCAAGAAAGAAGACGGCGAGCAGAAAGATAAAGGCGGCTTACCGAAACTTGACGGCACCGAAATCATCGACCCGCAGGCAAAATTCCGCCGCTAATAATTTGCGGCCTTCGGGCCGCTACCAGACCAAATAAACAGGAGATTCAAAATGGCACAGATTCCAGCTTCTTATTCCCGCAAGCGTGATATTGCTGTAGCGGGGCAGATCGCTGATACGTCACTTTACAATATCGACGGCACTTGTGTTGCTGAAGGCGATATCAAAGCTGGCGTACTGGTGGCTTCCACTGGCGCAGTTTCCAATGGCCACAAGGTCGTTAAGCCAGCAACCGCAGCGAGCGACGTCATTGTAGGCATCGCGCAGTTCTCGCAAGCCTACTCGCCTGAAGGCCAGTATGACGACGAAAGCGCAGTTAACGTTATGACTCATGGCCGCATTTGGGCGCTCGCTGACGCCACTGTTACGGAAGAAGATTGCGCGTTCGGTTCTTTCGTCACCTTTACCGCGACTGGCACGGTGGCGAAGGGTGATGCCGGGGTTATCAAAACTGGCTACAAACACACTGGCGAATACACCAAGAACGCAGATGGCACCGTTCTGGTGAAAGTACAGGTGCTTCAGGGAGCCGTTGCTCCAGCGGCTACAACTGGCGACGCTGACGTATAAAATAAGGGGCTTCGGCCCCATTTTTGCACCAGAAAAAAACCTTTGACGGCTTAACGATTCGTGATATTCTTCATCTCGTTAAGCCAAATACACAAACAGGAGTTTTTCAGATGACTATGAAATTAGATGCATTCGAACAGAGTGCCATTAAGGTCGCAATGCAGGGCATGGGCGTAGACGCCGCAAAACTGGATGCTTACGGTATCTGGACTGTTCAGCAGATGACTCAATTACTGAACCGCCAGTATGAGCAGGCATACCCGCAGACCAGCGCACTTGAGCTTTTCCCGGTAACTACCGAGATCTCGCCGACCGCCCGCCGCTTTGAGTGGCTCGAATTCGATGGCGTAACTTCTGCGAAAATTATCGCCGATTACACCGACGATCTGCCGACCGTTGAAGCGATGGCGAAAGAGAAGTCAGGGAAAGTTTTCCGCCTGGGTAACGCGTGGTTTATTTCCATCGACGAAATTAAAACTGGCGCGGCGCTGGGTTCCAGCCTGAGCGATCGCAAAGCAACTCTGGCCCGCGAAGGTCATGAGACGCTCGTAAACGATCTGGTGTTCAAAGGCTCCGCACCTCATGGCATCGTGAGCGTTTTCGACCATCCGAACATTAACCGCATGACCGCCAGCGCGGCCTGGGGCGATGATGCAGCAGCGGCTGAACAGGCGTTCGAAGATCTGGAAGACCTGCTAAACCTGATCGAAAAAACAACGCTGGGCCGTCATCACGCAACGAACATCGTGATCCCGCCGTCCAAACGCCGTCTTCTGACCAAGAAGATGCCGGACACTAGCGGCGACTCATATCTGACCTGGTTCACCAAGAACCACCCGAACATCACCATCACGGCGATGGCGGAACTGGAAGATATCGACGGCGCAGGCACCAAAGGCGTGCTGGCATACGAAAAAGACCCAATGAACATGAGCATCGAGATCCCGGAACGGTTCAACATGCTACCGATGCAGCCGAAAGACCTGCATTTCAAAGTTCCTTGCACCTCAAAATGCACTGGTCTCATCGTGTACCGCCCGCTGACTATTGCGATCCTCACCGGGATTTAATCAAAAGCGCCTTCGGGCGCTTTTTTATTGCATTGCTTTCTGCAATGTGCTTTAATTTGAAACCTAAAGTAAACCAATGGAGCATTAACAATGGCCAGTAAAAAAGAAACCGTAGAAACCGCAGTAATCACCAATGCAGAACAGGCGTCGCAGGTTGTTCAACTGCAAAACGTCGGTGCATGTGCAATTCGCTATAAAGGCACAAATTACGTTTATGAGCAGGTTTTTGAAGTGCCGGAAAGCGAGATCGACCGCTTCCGACACGAAATCTTCAAAGGCCGTGTCGAGTTCTACGACAATCCGAAACGCACGCGCGAATACATCGCAGCAGTGAAGGCAAAAGCGAAAGAGATCGTGCAGCCTAAGAGCGCGGAGTAAAACAAACCAATAAATGGCGCTACGGCGTCCTTTTTTTATATCAGGAGATCGACCATGAGTTACACAATTCAAGATGTGATCGATAAAATGCGCAGCCTTGCACCTCCGCTTAAAGAAGTTCCAGATGAACTGCTGTCTGCGTGGGTTGTGCTTGCCGAAGAGTTCGTTTGCAAATCCAGGTTCGGGGATTCCATCGTTACGGCGATCGCATTGATGACCATGCACCTAATGTTTTTGGATGGTGCGATGAAGCAAGAAGGCGAAACCCTGGAGTCTTACACGCAGCGAGTGGCATCGTTCACCCTGACCGGGGAGTTTTCCCAAACCTTCGATCGCGTGTCGGCGTCAAGCGATAACGAAATGCTTTCTACGCCGTGGGGCAAAATGTACTGGCGTATACTCAAGATGCGCGGTGGTGGCTTCGGCCTGCTTACCGCTGGCAACGTTCGGCGCTGCGGAATTGGGAGGTAATCGCAATGAACTACAAAGCAATCCAGGCACGAGCAAGCGCGGGCATTAAGTTCTTCAGCGACGCTGACGGCGTGTTCAACAAGTACACGAAAGGCGCTGGCGGTGGCATCGACCCGGAAACCGGGGAGGATATCATTCCCGGCGAAGTGGTGACGACAATCAAAGGGGCGATCAGAGATGTAAATGATCGTGATATCAACGGCGAAACCATCCTCGCTGGCGACAAGCGCGGGTTCTTCACTCACGACGTGCCAATCATGGAAGGTGACGAAATCGACGTCGACGGGGAGCGCTATCGCGTGGTTAATGCCCGCCCGGTGAAACCAACGGGAACCGTCGTTGCTTACCGTCCAGTTTTGCGCAGGGTGGCGACTTATGGCTAACTACACGATTCGGGAGTTCACAGGCGCAATTGATGCGTGGTGCAAGGCCGCTGGTGATGCGCTGGAGGACGTCGTTAGGTTTACGTGTGAAGATATTCACCGCGACCTTGTAATGCGTTCTCCGGTGGATACAGGGCGCTTCCGTGGTAACTGGCAAATCACCTTTAACCGTGCCGCGCTTTACGCGATTAACGCATACGACCAAACGGGCGAAAAGACAATCCAGAACGGTAACGCCAATATTGCACTATACGCAAAAGGGGCCGGGATTACTTCGATCTGGTTCAGTAACATGCTAATCTATGCGAACGCGCTGGAATACGGCCATTCAAAGCAGGCTCCCAATGGCGTTATGGGCGTTGTTGCGATCCGGTTGGGAGTTTATGTTACTGAAGCAATCAAGCGAGCGAGGGCGAAAAATGCATTATGAGATGGCGTTAAAATGCAAGGCGGCAGTGGCTAAATTTGCCGCCGACAACGGGTTAAAGGTCGCAGGAGATAACGTTGACTTTATCCCTCCGAAAGGCGGGGAAACCTACCTTAAAGCCTCCTACGTCGAAGCGGATTCAAGATCGGTTGACCTGTCAAGGAGATGCAGAGTCTATCTGGCAATGGTTCAGGTCGACGTTATCTTTAAGCCAGGGATCGGAACCGACCGCGCGAGGCTCATTGCGCAAAACGTTGCAAAATCCTTCCCTGAAGGTAGAATTATTGATTCTGTTAATAAAGTTTATGTGAGCGAGTGGGCGGAAGTTTCCGGCGTGCAGAAGCACGAAACGGGTTGGTTCTTCCCGGTTCGCTTTACGGTAAGATGCGAGAGCGTGGAGGAAAGCGGTTATGCACCTGCCTAATGGGAGCAAGATTTTTATTGAGGCCAGCAACGAGATGGAGTACGATTTTAAGTGGCTTGATACACTTGATGTTGGCATCCCAAACACTTATGTTCTCGTATTGAATCAGGCGGCTGGTGTCAGCGCTTTTGGTGTTGGCGATATCGTAGTAATCACCGAGTGCGACAACAAGCTGATCGAGGGTAATGTATACTCGATCCGCTCTGTTAATGGGGGTGTTTCGAGAGTTAGGGTATGGCCGGAGTACCGAGCAAATGATTTGCCAGTTGGTCAGTACATTCCATCGCCCGGAAAGGTTCGTCGCATTTCATCCTGGGCGGAACTGCCTTGCGTGCAGTCAATCGACAAGGAAGGAAACGAGCAAAACTGGTATACTTACCAGTGCCTTGACAGCGGAAGGGAGGAGCGGCAGAAGACGACAAAATCAGCGCTGTTTATGTCTTATACAATGGCTCACGATCCTGGAAATCCGGCGTATGATATCATGAAAGCACACGAGCGAGATAAGTCATTAATGGCTATGTATATGCATATCCCAAGAGCAAAGGAAAACCGCTATTGGTCTGGTAACGTCTCGTTCGATGACATTCCGTCAACGACGGTAAACGAAATGGAGACAGTGGCGCTACGCATGGCGATTCGAGGCGCTTATAATTTCTTGCCATCCAGCTAACTAGCGGGCATAATGGCGTTGTTAAACTTTCATCAAAACAGGAGTATTCAACATGCATTTACCAAACGGTGCAAAGGTCTTCTTTGAGAAGGCTCGCGGTGCGGAGGTTCCGTTTACCGCAATGACCAACGACGCGAAAAACCCAAAAATCACGGTGGCAGATGATGCGCTCGACGTTAACGATATCGTAATCTTTACCGATTGCACCTGGAGCGACTTTGTAGATAAAGTGGCCCGCGTCAAGTCGGTATCGGCTGGTGTGGCAACTCTGGAAGAGTTCGATACCTCCGGCACCAACAAATACCCTACGGCTGCAACCGGAAGCGTGAGCGTAATCTCTGACTGGATCGAGTTGCCTTGTATTCAGGATTTGGGCAAAGACGGCAACGAGCAGCAGTATTATAACTACCAGTGCCTGAGCGATGAGCGCGAACAGTCCGAGCCTACCTATAAATCGGCGGTGACGCTTAACTACACGTTTGCGCACGAGTACGATAACGCAATCTACCCGGTGTTGCGTGCAGCAGACACCAGCAAAGAGGCGAAAGCGATGTACATGTATATCCCGCGAGCGTCTGAGGTTCGTTATTGGTCTGGTGCTGCATCATTCGATGACATTCCGACTACGGCTGTCAACGAGATGGAGACGGTAACGCTTGCGGTCGCGCTCAAGGGTACGCACGTCTTCCTTCCGGTGGTCGCTTAATTAACTGGCGGGGCTTGTGCCTCGCCTTTTTTTGTGCATAATAGCGAATAACACAAACCAATCAGGAGTTAACAAAATGGCTAAGTTCAAAATTCAAATTGGCGGCAACCTCCCTTCTTTCAAACTGCCCGTAACCTTCACTTGCCCCGACGGCAAAGAAGCAACCATCACCATGACCGTAAAACACCGCTCCACCGATGAGATGAAAGACTTTTATGAGAGCGAAGATAAAGCGCCAAAGGGTAACGCCGAGTTTATCCGCTTCATGGCTGAAGGTTGGGATCTGGATGACGAATTCAGCGATGAAAACATTTCCTGGCTTTGCGCTCACTTCCCGGCGTTCGTCATGGCACTGCCACAAACTTACATGGCCGCGCTTGCGGGCCACCGTGCAAAAGTTTAAGGCGGGCTGTTTATCTCACGCTTCAGCCTGAGCTAACCGATCGCCAGCTTGCGGAGTACGGGTTAAGGCGATCGGACTATGAAGCAGATCTTGAAACGATATATTTTGATGAGCAGACCGCCCAAAGCTGGCAGCTATTCCAGGCCATGCAAACGCAATGGCGAATCGGGATGAATGGCCCGACGGGGCTTGACTATAATACGTTGCCACTGCTGTTCGAATTGTATAAAATCGACAATCGAGAAGCGGCATTACTTGACTTGCAAATCTTAGAGGGTGAATACCTGAAGGAGATTTACAAGAAATCCAAATAAGCGCCTACGGGCGCTTTTTTCATATGGGGGCTAAACATGGCTGATAAAGTAGCTGGGCTAACGTTTGGCGTTGACGTTTCGCAGGTTGATAAAGCGGTACGATCACTCGCAGAACTGAAAAACCAAAGCCAGCAAACGGGCGCTGGTCTACAGTCACTTGCAGACGCTGAAAGGCGGGCCACGGCGCAGACCGAGGAAATGAACCGCGCGTTGCAGCGGCAGAAGCAAGAGACGGACAAATCAAAAACCAGCTTTAGCAGGATCGCAAGCGCCATCGATCCCACGATCTCAAAAATGGCCAACTTGCGCAAAGCGACAGAAGAACTTGATAAAGCGTGGGAGCTGGGGCTTGTTCCGGACAAGGAATTTTTCCGCCTGGGAGCCATCATTGAATCCACAACCAACAAGCTACGGCGGCAGCAGGCGGCGCTAACCGAAGAAGGTCGCGCAGCAATCGCAGAGGCGGAGGCAAAGCAGAAGGCGGCAAACGCCGGGCGTGATTTTGTAGCCAGCCTGAAACAGCAAGCAGACTCGATCGGAAAGACTCGCGCCGAACTGCTGGAAATGAAGGCGGCGCAATTGGGCGTCTCTGCGGAAGCGGCCCCGTTCATTAACGCGCTGAAACAGCAAGAGCAGGCGTTAAAGAAACAGCAAAACGCTATGGGCCTGGCTGGCATTTCTGCCGGGCAATATAAAATGGCCATGCGCCAGCTACCGATGCAGATCACTGACATTGTAACGTCACTTGCTTCAGGTATGCCAATCTGGCTGGTTGCGGTGCAGCAGGGCGGGCAAATCAAGGATAGCTTCGGCGGCTTGAGCAATACGTTTAAGGTATTGTTGAGCTACATTAACCCGCTAACGGTTGGCGCTGCGTCGTTGGGTATCGCCCTGGCGGCAATCGCTAAAGCTGGTTATGACTCTTGGAGTGCGCAACGAGAACTGGCGAATGCGCTGGTGCTGACTGGTGGGTATGCTGCGACAACCACCGGGCAAATTACCGCCCTGACCGAAGAGATTAACAAAAACTCATCGGCTACGATTGGCAGCATTCAGGAAATCGCAACATCGCTCGCCAGTTCTGGTAAGTACACCATCAACCAGATTAAGCAGATCACGAAGACTACGGCGGAATGGTCAGCGCAGACTGGAGAAAGCGAGAAGACGATCACAGGGTATTTTGATGCTATCGTAAAAGACCCTGTTAAGGGGCTTGCCGATCTCAATGAGCGTTTTAATTTCCTGAAAGAGGGCCAGCTAACCTACATCGAATCTTTGCGTAAAACCAAAGGCGAGACGGCAGCAGCAGATGCGGCGACAAAACTGTTTGCTGATACTATGGATAAGCGCCTTAAAGATATCGCTGACAGCGCAACGCCGCTCGAAACGATGTGGACAGATATCAAAAAATGGGCCGCTGACTCATGGAAGTGGGTAGGCGATCACACGGTCGGGGCGCTAAACCTTATCGTCGATACAGTCTCCGCGATCATTAACACGATCAGGAAGCTGATTGCCGACGGCGACGCCATGATCGCGCAGTTCATCGTTGACGCTGGCCGAAAACTACAGAAAATCCCCGGCATGGGAGACTTTGGGAATGACTTTCTGGCGCAGCAGGAGCAGTTAATCAAGGACTCGAAAGCCAAATCCGCCGAGCTTGCAAAAACCATCGCGGAGCAGCAAGCAAGGATCGCCAAAGGAGAAATGGGGTACATTGACGCCGCCAATAACAAAGATGTTTCTGGTGGGTACAGCAGCAAAACGAAGGAACGCGTAAATCAGGAAGAAAAGGATATCCTGAAAAACCGCAACGCAAGGAAGCAGCAGGCAGACGCGGGAGTAAAAATTGATGAGCAGTACCAGGCTGAACTGCTATCGCTCCAGGCGCAGTTAAAGGTTTTGCAGCAGCACAAAGGGCTTGACGACAAGATCAGCCAGCAGCGCAAAGACTACTTCGAGACGGTTGCTAAATTCCAGGTTTTGGAAGAGGCAAGCCAGAAACGAAAACTGACCCAAAGCGAACAGCAGATGCTGGCGAACAAACAGAATATCCTGTACATGGCGGAGCAAAAGGCCATCGTGGGAGATCAGATTGTTCAGCAGCAGAGACTAAACGCCTTGCTTGACAAGTCGACCAAGTATCAAAACCAGATGGCGGAGAAAACCAAAGCGCTACAGGATACCGCCGGAATGGGTAGCAAGGAGCAGGAGAGATACCGGGCCAATGCGCAGATGGCGGCAGACTGGACGAACAACGGCGGATCTTTGAGTGACCCTGGATTTAAAGCCATGCAGGATGCAAGCAATAAATTCTACGCACAGCAAGATGCGCAAATGCTGAACTGGAAGGCCGGGTTCACTCATGCATGGGCTGATATTGGCAACGAAGTTAATGACGTGTACGGCAATATCGGGGAGATCACCCAAAGCGCATTTAGCGGAATGGCGAGCGTGCTGACTGATTTTGTCATGACTGGTAAGGCCAGCTTTAGCGACTTTGCAAAGAGCGTGATCACTGACATTACTAACATGCTGATTAAAATGGCGCTGTTTAACTCGCTTTCTGCTGCGTTTGGTGGTGGCGGCACGTTCAGCTTCGCCAGCATGTTCAGCAAAGGATTTGCTGGTGGTGGTTACACTGGCGACGGCGGGAAGTATGAGCCAAAAGGCATTGTTCACGGCGGGGAATTCGTGTTCACGAAGGAGGCGACGCAAAGGTTAGGCCCGGAAAACCTATACCGACTAATGCGCGGCTATGCAAGTGGCGGCCTGGTTGGAGGTAACGCAAGTTCCGGATCTGGAATTACCAACGGCGGCAATGTTGCGGCATCGGCGGCTATGGTGTTCACCATTGGTGATATTAACATCACGATGGGTTCCGGTCAGGATGGTAAGGGGTTAGAGCAGGGCGTAAGGCAGATCGTTAACGATATGTTCACCGAGGCCTTGAGCCAAAACGGGCGCATTGCGAAGTTCGTCAATGAGAAAACGAGGAGTTAACAGTGGATTCTTTTACTTGGTGTACTCAAATTCAAGGAGGGGCGGCTAAGGTCGCCGTCTCCAACAACGTTCGATCGATCAGCTTTGGAAATGGCTACATCCAAACGGCGTCGAGTGGCATTAACACAAAGCGCCGGACGGTTTCGATCGTTTATGGTGGTTCGGATTGGGAGGCGGTTTATGACTTCTGCCAGGAGCACGTAACCACTCCGTTTGTATGGACGGCTCCGGATGGAAGGGCGGGCGTATTTATCGTAACTGCCGATTCCGTTAACCTTGCGCCGCAAGGTGGGGGGATGTTTGAGGTCACGGCGGAATTCGCCGAACGCTTCACTTCAGCCGGATAATCAAAAAGCGCCCTTTACGGGTGCTTTTTTTTGGCCTATGATCTGGAGTCAAATAGAGGAGGGCTTACGATGACAGCCAATGTTTCAAAAGAGTTTGCGAACTGCTTACAAAAACTTTTCCCCGGCGAGATCCTAACGCTGATTGATATTGACGCCACAAAGTTCGGTGGGCAGATCTACCGATTCCATAACGAGAACGTCGCCTATACAACCGAGGAGCTTTTAGCGGCGGTGAACGGCGGGACGCTTCAGCCAAAGATGATCACGTTTCGCGGTGAGCAATATGGCCCGCGCCCGTTCGGCCTGGGCGGGATCGCAATGTCGAGTGATGGCACGGTGGAAAAGCCGACGCTGACGGTTAGCAATATTGATGCGCAAGCGAGTGCTCTTATTCGCTCCTACAACGGCCTCATGCAAGCGAAGGTTACGGTGTGGGTTTTGGTCAAGGATTTGTTAAACGTCGACGGCAGCGTTAATGAGGGCGATTTTAGGCGATTTGTTTACTACATCGAGCGCCCAAAACAAGTCGACCCGCAAAAGGCAACGTTCGAATTAACATCCGTTTTTGATATGGATGGATTGATGATCCCGGCACGCCTAACGCAAACCGTTTGTTATTGGGCGCAGCGCGGATGGTATAAGTCAGGCAACGGCTGCGACTACAACGGGCAGAATGGATACTTCGACAAGTTAGGAAACAGTGTTGACGACCCGGCGCAAGATGTTTGTGGTGGCCTGGTGTCTTCCTGTAGGCTTCGTTTTGGTAGTGAGCCGTTGAGTTTTGGCGGTTGTGCGACAGCAACGTTAAAGAGTGGTAGCTAATATGTTAACTCCAAAGATTAAAATGCAGATCATGCAGCACGCGAAGGAAGTCTACCCGCACGAATGCGCTGGGCTGGTAACGCAAAAATCACGCGTGCAAAAATATCACCGACTCGACAATGTTTCGCCAGATCCTGAGAACGAGTCAATGCCGGACGAAACGCAGTATGCGCTGGCGGCAATGGATGGGGAACCGATCGCCTTCGTTCACTCCCACACTGGCGACGGGGCAACCACCGTTCCGAGCGCCACAGATTTATGCTTCTGTGATGAATCTGGCTTGTCGTGGGTTATCGTCTCCATCCCGGAAGGCGATATGCGAATCATTGAGCCGAAACGCCGTCCGCTGATTGGTCGACCCTGGGCGCTGGGGGCTTACGATTGCTATGGCCTTATTATGGATTTTCACAAGCGCCACGGCGTCACGCTAAAAGATCGGCGGGTTCCGTTCGAATGGTGGAAGCCGGAATACAAAGAGAATCTTTACCAGGACTACTGGCAAGAGGACGGGTTCATTGAAAACACTGGAGAGCCTGAAGTTGGCGATATGATCATTTTTCAGCTTCAGGCGGAGAAGTGGAATCACGCGGGGATTTACGTTGGAAATAACAACATCCTTCATCACGCATATGGCAAGCTGTCTCGCCGGGATATCTATTCTGGATGGTACGAGCAGCATAAGGTTTTAATTTGCAGGCACAAGGAGCTTAAACATGGCATCACATACAAAGACGATTAAACTTTCTGGTTCCCTGGGGCGTCGGTTCGGCGTATTCCACAAACTTGCGGTTGATTCGGTTGCTGAATGTATCCGGGCGCTGTCTTACCAGGTTGAAGGGTTTAAGCCGTTCATGCAGAGCAAAGTTGGTTCAAACATGCGCTTTGGTATCATCGCAGACGGAAAGCCAATCAGCACGAACGACTTTGCGACTTTCTCCGTAGCCAGGGAGATTCGAATCATCCCGATCCCAAAAGCCAGAAAGAACGGCGGGTTGTTGCAGGTCGTTATCGGGGCGGCGATTATGGTTGCGGCCTTCTTTTCTGGCGGCGCGTCATTAACCGCTATGGGCGCTTTTTCGTCGGCGGCTTTTATGGCTGGTGGCTCAATGGTTTTGGGTGGCGTAATGCAGATGATCGCCCCGCAAATGGGCGGCAACATGCGGGCAAGCGAATCACCTGAGAATAAACCATCCTATGCGTTCGGCGGGCCGATTAACACCACGGCGGCGGGGTATCCAATCCAATTGCCATACGGTTACAGATTGGCTGGCGGCGCGTTGTTCGGTTCTGGATCTTACGCAGAAGACAACAACTAATTAAGCCATTCGCTTTTTGGCCTGGGGGCATAGCCTCCGGGCCTTTTGTCGTGTACAATTGCGAGACTATTAACAGGAGGCTAAACGATGACTAATATCAAGGCCCGGAAGGGTGGCTCAAGTTCTACGCGTACCCCGGTAGAAATGCCAGATAACCTGATCTCAAAAGATAAGGTTAAATTGTTGCTTGCTGTTTCTGATGGCGAAGTGGTTAACGACTTCAGCATGAAGCAGTTGCATTTTGGCGGCGTCCCGGTTCAGAACGATGATGGAACTTACAACTACGAAGGTGTGATTGCTGAGTTCCGCCCCGGCACGCAAACGCAGGACTATATCCAGGGCTTCAGCGAGTCAAGCGCTGAATTCCAGGTTTCTCGCGACGTTACTTACAATACTCCGTACACGCTTACCGTATCGAACAAAAACCTGTCTGCTATTCGCTTCCGCCTGTTATGGCCGCGCGTGCTGACTCAAAAAGATAATGGCGATATGGTCGGATCGGTTGTTGAGTACAAGATCGAGATGGCGGTAGACGGCGCAAGTTATCAGACTTACCTAACTGGCAAGATTGACGGCAAGAACACGACTGGCGGTTACGATCGGAGCATCCGCGTTAACCTGCCGCAAGACTTCACGTCGCAGGTGCTTATCCGCGTTAGCCGAGTAACGCCGGACGCTGACGGGGTAAAAGTTGTCGATGCGTTCCAGGTTGAATCCTACGCTGAAGTTATTGATGCCAAATTCCGATACCCATTAACGGCCATGCTTTACGTTGAGTTCGATAGCGATCTGTTCCAGAACCAGATCCCCACTATCTCACTCAAAAAGAAATGGAAGATTATCCAGGTTCCGAGCAACTATGATCCGGTTAATCGCACGTATTCCGGAACGTGGGACGGCGTTTTTAAATGGGCATGGAGCAACAACCCGGCTTGGGTTCTTTATGACCTGATCATGAATCAGCGCTATGGCTTAGACCAGCGTGAGTTAGGAATCCCGGTTGATAAGTGGTCGCTGTACGAGGTGGCGCAATACTGTGATGAGCTTGTGCCGGACAATCGCGGCGGGATGGAACCGCGTTACCTGATGGATGTAGTTGTTCAGTCGCAGGTTGAGGCGTTCCAGTTGGTAAGGGATATTTGTTCCGCGTTCCGTGGAATGACGTTCTATAACGGTGAAAGCCTTTCGATTATCGTCGATAAGCCGCGCGATCCGGTGTACCTGTTTACGGCTGATAACGTCGTTGATGGCGTGTTCGTTCGGACGTTCCCTAGCGAAAAGACGATGTACACATCGTGCAACGTTATGTTCGACGACGAAGAGAACCAGTATGAACAGGATGTTGAACCAGTTTTCAACCCGGATGCAGCCATGCGATTTGGTCATAACCCAACGAGCATTACAGCGATCGGGTGTACCAGAAGGACTGAGGCGAACCGCCGTGGGCGTTGGATTCTGCAAACGAACCTAAGCGCTACAACCGTTTCGTTTTCGACTGGCCTGGAAGGCATGATCCCTTCTTGCGGCGATGTGATTTACGTTGCAGATCCGCACTGGCAATCAGCCTTTAACCTGGTGCTATCAGGACGCGTTATGGAAGTATCAGGCGTGCAGGTCTTTCTGGCCTACCGTTGCGACGCGAAAGCTGGAGACACTCTGATCCTGAATACTGACGACGGCAAGCCAGTGCGTCGCACCATTGCCAGCGTTTCGGCAGATGGCAAAACCATCACGCTAAACGTCGGATATAACTTTGACGTTGCGCCTGACAGCGTGTTCCTGATCGAAAGTGATCAGCTTGCGGCGGAACAGTATGTAGTAACCAGGATCGAAAAGGGTAGTGATGACGACGAATTCACCTTTGCCATCACGGCTACGCAGTACAACCCGAACAAGTATGACGCGATCGACAACGGAGTAATTACCGACGACCGACCAACTTCGGTTGTTGACCCGGATTCAATGGGCGCTCCGACAGGCTTAACGATTAGTTCATTTTCCCGCATTGTTCAGGGGATGAGCGTCGAAACGATGGTGATCGGCTGGTCTGCCGTGCAGTATGCAAAACTGTACGAGGTGCAATGGCGCAAGGATGGCGGTAACTGGAACAACGTTCCGCGCACGGCGACAACGCAGGTTGATATTGAAGGCATCTATGCTGGCGAGTATCAGGCCCGCGTAAGGTGCATTAGCGGCGGGAATGTGGCGTCTCCGTGGTCTGCGTTGGCAACCGCCACACTGACCGGGAAAGTCGGAGCGCCAAAGGGCCCGATTAACCTTTTTGCGTCGGACGATGAGATCTTTGGCATTCGCGTTAAGTGGGCCATGCCTGAAGGAGCGGAAGACACGGCATACATTGAGCTTTACCAGTCGCAAAGCGGAACCGATCAGGATGCAAGCCTGCTTACACTGATTCCATACCCGGCGGCTGAATACTGGCACTCAAATTTTGCCCGCTGGCTACGTGAACTTCTATAAGGCTCGAAGCGTAGACCGGATCGGCAACGTTTCAGAATGGACTGATTACGCTCGCGGTATGTCGTCGACAGATGTTAACATCATCACGGATGCGATTCTGGATGAAATCCTGGACAGCGACGCGATGAAGGAGCTACAGGAAAGCGCACAGGATAGCGCGGCAAAACTCAATGACTACGCGAACAGCATCATTCAAAATGCGCTGGCGAATGATGCAGATGTTAGGAGAATGACGAAGGAGAACGGTAAGCGGAAGGCAGAGATCGCGCATACTACGGTGCTGATTGCCAACGAATCAGAAGCGAGGGCGGCTGAAATTACGGAGCTTAAAACGCAGATTGATGAAGATATCACATCGCAGATTACGATCCTTAATGAAGCGCTGGCGGATGAGAGCGAAACGAGGGCAACGCAAATTAACCAATTGCAAACTCAATTCGGCGAGGATATGGCCGCCGGGTTAGCGCAGGTTAACGAAGCTATCGCAAACGAGAGCGAGGCGCGGGCAACATCCGAGGCGGCGCTAGATGCCAAAATCGGGCAAAACTCCGCCGCGCTAGATCAGAAACTCGACTCGTGGGCAAATGTTGATGGCGTTGGCTCCATGTATACTATGAAGCTGGGCCTGAAGTACAACGGACAGGAATATAATTCCGGGATGGCCCTACAGCTTACCGCGCAAGGGAGCAGCGTTGTTTCGCAGGTGCTGTTCATTGCTGATAGATTTGCTATCATCCGTAATGCGACGTCCGGCGCGTACACGCTACCGTTTGTTGTGCAGAATGACCAAGTGTTCATGAATAACGCCCTTATTCAGGATGGTTCGATTACCAACGCAAAGATCGGTAACGTCATTCAGTCCAACAACTTTCAAGAGAACGTTGCAGGCTGGCAGCTTGATAAAAATGGCGTCTTTGTCAACTATGGTTCAAATTCTGGCGAAGGTTCCATCAAGCAAACTAACCAGAACATTACGGTTAGAGATGGGAACAACCGCGTTCGTTGTCAGTTGGGGAGAATTACTGGAACATGGTAAAATTAACGCCGGGAGAAATCCCGGCTTAACCAATGGAGGTATTTTATGGCTTATGGCTTTCAATCCTGGGATGCGAACGGCAATCCCAACAACTATGGGATCGTCCCTGTTTCGGTTGCTGGATATATTGCATTGGCGCAAGATCAGAAAAGCGGAACATGGTCTTACAGCGTCCCTACAGGCTTGAGGCTTGGTTTCTTTTGGGTCGCAAATCAAGACCAATACGGCGTATCAAAGAGAAGGATTACCGTTAACGGAAATCAGATCGTTGTTTCTGATGCGCCAGATGATGCGTTGGAATCAGGCGTCTACCCGGCGACGCAGGGCTTTATTGTTGTTCAAATTATGAGCTGAAGATTATGGCAGATTACGGGATTTTACTTACCAATGATAGCGGCAATGTTTGGGTTTCTCCTCAAAGTATCCCGCTTGCACTGCTATCAAAGCAAAGCATCACCCTAAGAGGTGGGACGAACTCCGATGAGGTGAGATCGGTAACTTACGACACGAATCACCCATGCGTGCCATTCGTGGTCTTTCATGGCTCATCACCAAACGGAGCTTTCACAAAAATTAAGTACGACGGGAACACTTGCAGTGTTGTGTTTTCTTTTTGCACGCAAAACGCATATGCGGAAGTTTATTTTTTCTCCGTGTTCCCACAGTCCAATCCCGGCTATGGCCTTGCGATTTGGGATGAAAACGGCACGCTGATTTTGACCAACGAGACCAGGACGCTTTCAGACGTACAGACCTACGGGACTGGATTTAATCTAAACGTCACCAACGGCGGGAAGTGGGCCGTTAGTCCTGTTCAGCTTGGTGCGATAGTTGGCGTTATTCGAGATCCCTACCCAAGACCATTCCAGGGAGACTATGGAGCGGCGGCATTTTTCAACGGCTCAAGCACGCAACTTACCGCATATCTAACGCAGGCACCAGGAGGGGCCGCCAGCGATCTAACCTACGTCGATATGAAAAATACCTGCATCGCTATTGATTGCGCAAGGTATGATTAAAAAGAAAGGGGCCATGCGGCCCCTTTTTTACATCCCTAATTTATCCTCAAGTGCGGATAACCTCGCTTCAAATCCTTTTGCGATAAACATGTTTAACTCATCAATGCGGAACGAGTAGCGATCACCAGCCGGGATGGTTTTGTAGATCGGGTTTTCCGACCCGTCTTCATTCGCTGGCCCATATTCTGAAACCACCGTTTGCTCATCCCACTTGTCATAACAGATGAAGCCATATTTAAACGGCTCAAGACCAAAACTTTCCATGATCTCCATAGCACGCTGTACGGTCAAACCGCAGTGCTCGCGCACATCGTTCATATCGGCTTGCTCTTTCCACGTCCAGAACCCGATCTCCTTCGCAATGGCTTTGGCCGCTTCGGTTTCAGGATCGCTCATGGCTCGAACGTCGTTCTTCATCCGACCGTCTGAGGTGTTGATTGCCCCATTTTTAGCGTAGATGTTATTGACTCGACCGCTACCCCATCCAATATCATAACCGCCATCGCCCATCGGGACGAAGTTCCCGTTGTGGTCAACGCACCAGCGAGCGGTTCGCGTAGTTGAGCCTGCCGCACATGTTTCGAACAAAATTCGCGTTGGCGTGCTGGTTTTCCCCCACCCCTCCGTAGCCTGAATGTTAACCGCTCCGCGCATTGAGTCGAATTTTTCCCCATCGTGGCCCGACGCCCCAAAGAAGAAAGTAGACCATTGCTGTACAGCGCCGATATATTTGGCAGAGTTCCCCAAGCTACCATCGCACCACATTGCACGAACCGCAGGCGATGAAGTGGCCGAACCGCGAGGCGCAATCATGTTAATTTCCGGCGCACCATCCGCTGATACAATCTTCAATCCTCGCCCATCCTGATTGGTTGGAGCGTTGAATTTCGGAAGCGCTTCGTTAAGCGTTTCATAGCTACGCACTGCATCAAAGTCTGGATGCATGGCTCCAGCCGAAACCATCCAAACATCGCCATTATCTGACAGCCTGAACGCCGGAACCCTATCGCTAATCGTCTTACCTTTTTGAGTTACAAGTAAGCGAAGCCAACCGCCATGATTGCTTGCCGATGCGTCGCCAGCGCCTAGGAAGTGCAGGGCTGCGTTGCTGTGCGCAGTGTACGCAGAGCCTAACCACGGTCGGGAGCCGTAACCACCTAAAAGCTGGTTGTTCTTCGTCACGCTGTTAGACGCGCCGCGCGTATAGTTATGGAACACAGCAGATCCGCCAGCAGTATTTTCAATCCCGAAAGAACACTCCGTTGCGTTGTTGCCGATAAAGTTAACGCCAATCCCGGTTGTTGCGGTCGTTTCCTTCAATGGCAACCCCTGAGATGCGGTAACATCTACGCCGCCGCGAAGGTTAGAAGATCCGTTAACGCGTAGCGTGCTTGACATTGTAACGGCGTTGCTAAAGCTGGCATTCAATCCGGTAACAGTAAAGTTTGATGCATCAAAGACAACTTGCTTTGCGCTATTCATATCGCCATTAGGGCGGAAGTACATCCCCTGACCGCTTTCAGGGATTGAGTACACGATCGCATTTCTGTTATTGGCCCTAACCACGCAACCATTCAGGGTCAGCGTAGCGTTTCCGCCAGGCACGCTGATCGCTTGTGGTTGACTGAACGTGTTAGCTACGTTGGTGCGCGGGATCGTGCTATCGTTAGCCATCAAATAATCAGTCGGTGAATTATATACAATCCCGGCTGGCTCCGTGGTAATCCACGAATAGCCAGTTCGATCGATGATCGGCCCGGTAATCAACCCATTATTAGATTGCACGTTCAAACGGTTTAACCACATAACGGGAAAATAACCGTTAGGACAGAGCAAATAAACATCAAAAGATCCGTCAGTGTTTTTCACAACCCCCAACTTCAAACGTGATGTGCTACTGGTTGCGGCAATCAGTGCACATTGAGTAAAGTTGGCGTCAATATTATTACTGGTTAGCGTATCGGGAAGACCACGGCCAGAAATAGAAAAGATATCTACCGGGAGATTTGCCGAACCAAAGTTAGCGCCGCCACCAATAATAAATTGCGCAAAACAGTTTGACTGTCCAGCGTTCTTAACGTTGGCAATCTTCATCCACGCACGAGAACCACCCGGCGAGACGGGCAGCTTATCCGGAGCTTGAACTCCAGCCACAAGATCTACGGTCTGGTTATAAAGGTTTTGGGTCTGATCCCTTGCCGACCCGGCTTGTTGCCGTGCTGTTAGCGCCGCTTGCTCCGAAGCCTTAGAGTTCGTTTCTGAAGTTTTTGCAGCGCTTTCAGACGCCGCCGCAGCCGTAGCGCTTGCGCCAGCAGATTCAGAATCTTGCTTAACCTGATTGGCAAGATTTTGCAGGGAATCGAAATCAAGGTTCTTGAAGAACTCGACTGCATCCGCAATTACGGTTTCCTGTGACTGATAGTAGCGCAGAGTTTCAGCAACATCTTGCGCCAGGCCGTCAACGGTTAGCGAGTCGCTTAACAGGATCGCGTAATCGGTAGACGCTACTACAGCGCCTTTTGTGGTGATGGCTTTAATTTCAGTGTCGCTGACCACCTTGTTTACGACGGCCATTTGAATCGGAGACGACAAAAACATAATCGTCGCGCCAGGGCGGATAAGCGAAAGCGATGATTGCCATTTTGTGCCAGTCCCGGTAACGGTTCCGTCTGCGGCCATAGCCGCCTTGCCTTCTCTGTATAGTGCCATTTTAAAAGCCTCTTATGTTGGTTGAGTAACGCAGATAATAGCATCAATGAACAGATAAAAAAAGGAGCCTTTCGGCTCCTTTAGTTGTCAAATTAGAACGGGATATCGTCATCGAAATCCATACCTGGATTCCCGCCGCTGTTTTGCGGTTTAGGCGCTTGTTGCGGCTTGGGTTGTTGAGGCTGGCCCCACCCGGATTGCTGATTGCCTCCGCCGCTTTGCGCAGGATCGCGCTGGCTGAATTCGAGTTGCGGCATAATCATTTCATTGTGGCTGTAAATTGTGCCGTTGTGCTCGCGGTTCACGATCTGAAGCGTTCGGCAGGTGACGCTAATCACCTTATCCATTTGCAGCGCTTCATCGTACCACTTAATCATATTTTCTTTGGCAAAGAAAACAGCGCGGTAGTTCGTATAAACCGTTTCGTCCTGGCCATCACGATTGCGGATCTTCATTCGCTCCGACAGGTCTACGGCGTACATTTTCCACGGCCCGTTATTGTTGCTGCCTTCCTTGACATAAGGTTCCTTTCGGATAACACCTGTTACAACATGCATTGTCGTTCCTATGGGGCGGTTTCCCGCCCGGTTAAGTTAGTTGAAAGATGAAATATCTTGTGCTTCTTGTTCAGGTTTTGATTCTACCTTTTCCGGCTCACGTTTCGCAACCTCTTGCGGTTTACCAGGATTGAAGCCGTTTGCCGGGGTGACTTTCAGTTCCGCCTGGCGCTTGGTGATATCGTCTTCCGTCATCTTCCATTCCGCAGGCGTTAACGTTTGTTTCGCCAGCTTATAGATCTCACGGAGCGATTCGAGATCTTCGCACGCGTCAATGCGTTTTTTGAAGTCTTTCGGCGTCATCTTCGTAATTTCTGCATCATCATCCGCCTGCTTGATACCGAGCGCTGCGGCCAGTGCATAACGGCGGGCGTAAGATGTTGTTGAGCCGTATGCTTGTTCGACGGTTTTACTGATCGGCATATTGTACTGAAACGCCATGAACTCGCCGCTTTCGTGCAAAAACATAGTTTCGAGGTGCATAACCTTTTCGGTGCTGGTATCCATCATGGATTGAATGACCATAATTTTGTTCTTCTCCAGCGCCGGGGAAATAGCGTCGAGGATATCACCAAGATTCGCGTAGGTGTTCCCAAGATGGTTGTTCTTTCCGCTTTTCTTCGCGGCCACGAAGCCAGATTTTGCCTTGATTAATGCGGCTGCGATGGTGGTAAATTTTTCAGATGTACGCATGATAAAGTTTCCTTTTCCTGATTGGTAATGCGCACTATAGTATTAGCTATTTGTGCCGTATACATCCGGGAACATGTATTTCACAAACTGCGGAGTAGGCAAAACGACTTCCGCCGCGTTTGACTCATATGATGGCCATGAATCATGCTTCACGCATTCCGCATACTGATGAATCACGCTTTGATACTGCTTGCGACCGATCTCGATCTGCTGGCTGGTCAGGGTGAACGCCAGCGGAGCAAACGGTGATTTTTTCTCCTGCGTTAGCAGTCTGACAACTACCGGGCGTTTTTCGTTGTAAGTCTTCACGAACAGATCGCGCTGCAATGCCATCTTGAGATAGTAACCCAGGTTGAAGGCGAGTCGCCCGAAATCGTCAGGCTTGGAAGATTGCGTGGTTTTGTAGTCGGTAATCACCACGACCTCGAAAACCTCATCCGGGTTGAACCCCCACTCCTTGATTAGTTCTGGATCTGAAACAACGTCAACATGATCGAGTCGAACCTTGACCTTGACGCCGAAGATCTCACCGAAGATTGACAATTCACGCTGTGCGGTAGGCGATTCGATACATGCGGCGTGTCGCGGGTTGGCCAACATCACGCTTCGCATTTGAACAACGGCATCGAAATCAACATCCTTAACCAGCTTGCGCCCGGAGTTCATCGCGGCGCTTTCGTCGCAAAGTTCAATCGCCCACCAAACATTTACGTCAATCCCGGCGCGATATGCCATTTCCAGCAGTTCCGGGTAATCCTTGTTGGACGTCCCAATCAGGCCACACGCTTTCAGCTTCGCAGACAATGCCGACTTCGACGTAATCAGATCTTTAACCTCGCCCGGAGAAGTCGCCCGCAGGTACTCGCCATTAAATTTTGCCGTCTCAAGCATACAGGTATGCGAACAGGTTCCGAACGCCAGCGCGGCTGTTTCCTCACGCGCCTTGTATTTCCAGTGCGCCGGGGATGTTGCGTAAATCTCGCCGAGGCTTGAGCCGCTAACGTACTCCGCGCACCAGGAGTTAGGATCGTGATATTGCTCGTTAGTCAATTCACTGCTGGTGTATGCCCTAAAAATTGCTTCAGCCATTGATATTGCTCCATTTGTGGTTTCGTTGCGTTAAGTATACGCATGACGATTCCCGGCGCAAGTCAAAAAGTGCTATCCGTGGTTGGTCAAAAAATGAGCGAAATTTACGTAAGATTTAGTAAGATGCATCTTACGTGGTTTTTTCCATACATTTCATAAAGTTAACGCAAATCGGTAAGATGGTAAGATCCCTATAGGTAAATATCCATGAAAAATCTGGCGCGAAATCCAGCGAAAAAAGACACGTACCAAGGAGAAATCTTACCAAGATAAGTATAGAGAGATAGAGAAATAATAATAATATTATTATTTATCATATACTTACTATCTATATATTGCGGTTAATTGGTTAAATTTTGCGCGAAATTTACGTAAGATTCATCTTACTAAATCTTACCTAAAGTGGTTCGACCAGTTGCAAGCTACTGAATTTCAGGCATAAAAAAAGGTAAGACTGATTTTCTCAATCTTACCTAAATTCTGGTCAATATTTAATCAGAGAAGAGATGATGCCTTGTATAACTTACGCTCAAAGCCGAGCTTGAAGTTGTCACTGTTCGGAACGATAACCTTGAGATCCCGATCGTCGGCGGCCGCCAGCATATCCCGATCTCCACGACGGCAAACTACCCGCATTTCTCGCTTACCTTCTCCGCCCTTGCCTTTATACCTGTACGCCACGATCTCGACGTTTGAAGGTATGATGCAGGCCCAAACGTCGCACTTGAACGAACTGGCAATATTGAAGTGCATCGCCTCAATCCAGGATCGAGCAAGGTAAATCGGCCCGTTACCGTCGCCGCTCTGATTGGTCACTATCACCGATCCGAAGGTCAGATCTCCAGCTAACATCTTCTCGCGCCCTTCCTCATCAATGAACAGGATATTGCAATACTCATCATCCGGCTCATCTTCATGCACGAGTTGCATCGGGAGTGCGTGAATTAGCTCCTGCCTGCCGTTCTCGTGAGTTTTTACGCCAACCTGATATGATTTGATATGCTCATTTTCAATGCCCTCATAGAGCGTTACAGGCGTGCTATCGACGGCCTCCGTTCTGTTTAAAACTGCCAGCACTCTTTCATGATCTGCCATCTTGCCGTAGTCATACCCGTTATCACGAGCTACCTGCTTGTTTCTCTTGACCACGTATTCTTGCGGAACCTTGCCGAGATAGCGCCCAAGAATGTTGATGCACTCGCTATACGGCTGGCCGCTTAACTTCATTAACCAGCCGATCCCCTTATCAGCACCGCAGCCGCCACAGTATGCGCCGCCGGTCTCCGGCGCGTTTCTAACTTGTCAGTCCAGCGGAACCGGTCTTTGCCGCCGCAGTTCGGGCAGTCCTGATGCTTGCCGTTGAAGTATCGAGAGTGGATGCCGCAAATGTTCTGCAACGCCTCGCGCCACATGCCAGCCATGTACGGCAAAACCTCTTTTTCATCGTAAAAATTCCACGTCGTTACCTCCAAATAAAAAACGCCTACACGAGAATGATAACCCGGCAGGCGTTTAGTGTTTAGACAAATTGTGCTATCGGACTACGCGGAGCATTTCCCGGCGGTCGCATCGGCGCGTCACTGGCTTGCCGTTGCTGTCAAATCTTAAATCAGGTCGGCAGAATGAGGCCCGGAAACCTTTGCAATTGTTCCGGCGGTAGCTCTTGTGTACGAGATAAGCGCCATCTGCTGAGATCATGCCGCGCTTACGCCACTGCTGAACAACCTGGATACTAACTCCCAACTCTTTTGCCGTTCCAGCGACGCCGCCAAAGGCATCAATAACCAACTCCATCCGCGCAGTCAACCCGGCGCGAACCTCATCCTTCAGCACGTAGTAACCAGTCGGTCGCTTGCGTTTCTTCTTGTCTTTCCCGCGCGACGTTCCGTTGTTGCCGTTCAATGTTCGCTTATCCACCTTTGCCATTTGTTCCATAATTTAACCCTCATAGCATTTTTTGTTAAACATGATAAAATGTTCCCTGTATTATACACGCAACTATACGAATGACAAATTAGGATTGCCCATGCTCACAATTGAACAACAAATTGAAGCCTACGCAGATAAGATCCCGTCAATACAAAAGCGGTTCACCGTCGGAAATATCGTTCCTTACCCGTATCAGGCGGTTGCGTATATTGAGACCGCGAAGCGGATCGCAAAATATGAACATCCTTTTTACATTAAGGCTTCGGTTTCCGCCGGGAAAACCATCATGATCGCCATGCTCGCGGCGCAGTGCAAGGCAATGAACTTGCCCATGATGGTTCTCGCTCGACAGGCTGAGATCGTGAAGCAGGATTCCGAGGAGATCAGTAACCTCGATGTTCCCAACTCCGTTTATTGCGCCGGGTTAGGCACGAAGGCAGCATACTTCCCGATCGTCGTCGGATCTGAAGGGACGGTGGTTAATGGCCTGTTTAAAATGCTGGGCGACTACGTGCCTTCAGTTCTGGCCATTGACGAATGCCACCAGGTTGACTGGCAGGATCTGGCGGAAGCAATCGCCAACAATGAATCGTTCGAATACATGAGCAGGCCGAAGGATAAGCCGTATCGCGTGAACGGGGAACTGGTCGATGCCGACCACCCATACGACGAAAAATTCGACGATGTAGAATTCGGCGGCGGTCGCACGCAATACACCATCGTCATTCGTGAGTTAATGCGGCGATGCCTGGAGAAGACGGGGCGAGAGCTTCGCATCGTCGGCTATACCGGATCTGAGTTTCGCGGGGTGGTTCCCATCTTACAGGAAGATAAGACGCAACCCGGATTCTGGCGCGAGCAGATCACCGACATTAACACAAACTACCTTGTCGAATTCGGTTCGGTAGTTCCCACCATTTTCGGCGACACCGAGGCGGATGGCTTGGGGTATGACCTGTCAGAGTTTTACGGCTCCAGTCAGGACGGTACGCAGGATTTTAGCGCGGAAGAATTGCGCAAGATGGAAAAGAAAATCCATGAATCCGGCGAAATGACGAAGCTGATCATGCAAAAGGTCGTAGAGCGTGCGAAAACCCGAACGGCGTTCTGATAACTTGCGCTGGACAGCGGCATTGCAAGGAGGCGGCGAGCTATCTACCGCCCAGATGCCACGGTATGCGATCATTACCGAGAAGACCAACTCAAAGAAACGCGGCGAAATTTTGGATAAGGCGAATCGCGGGGGAGATTAAATACATCTTCCAGGTGATGGCCCTTACCACTGGCGTTAACGTTCCGTTTTGGGATTTTTCGGTGATATTGCGCAAGATCGGGTCTCTTACGTTGCTTATTCAGCTTTTGGGGCGTGGAATGCGACTTCTAAAGGACTGGCAAAAATCAGCCGCCTTACTCGTGGGTGAAAGAAGATCACCTTGTCTGGGATTTTGCCGGAACAATGGATGACCTTGGCCAGTTGTATTTCGATCCGATTCTGGAGCAGGCGCAATACCAAAGGCGCAAGAGCAGCAAGAACGGCCCGAAAATTTGCCCGGTATGCAAGGGAGAAAACAGCGAGTACGCCCGCCGATGCATTCACAAAGACAGTAACGGCAATCGGTGCGAATATTTCTGGATATCGCAGCGCTGCGAAGACCAGAAAGACCCGCGAACCGGGAAGATTAAGATTAAGGGATGCTACGCTGAAAACGATATTGTTGCTCGCCAGTGCAGATGCTGCGGGGTGCAGCTTAAAGACCCCAATGACAATCTCACCGGGAAGCACTATACGCAAAATGACTGGTATGATGTTGTCGGGTTCGATATCGGGTTGACTCGCAATCAGTCCGGAATCATCTTCAATTACGTTTTGCTGAACCATGACGGCGAGCGGTTTACCGCCAGGGAAAAGTTCTTCCCGGAATCAGAGAATCAGATTTGCGGCAAGTTGTGGCGGCAAAAGGCGGTCTTCCAGCATGTTGATGACGCGGTAATGCGCGGCAAGTTGGGCGGGATGAAAAATGCGCGGAAAATCCTTGAGTATGCGCATTACTTCCGATCTCCGAAGCGCGTAACGCATCGCGTTAACGGCAAGAAGGAAGACATTATTTCACGCAAAGATTTTGGAGACACAGA